AACTCTTCATACATCTGGTCTACATACATATCTAAAAAGAAGCCTAAAGTAATAGCGTTTTCATCATCTACTCTGTAGTCGGTATCGTAACCGTCTTCCATTTCGTTGAAAGTACCTATCTTCTTAAGCTTCTTGTAGTTTTTGTTATTGTAGTTAATTAACCAACGTTTAACTATAGTACCGAAGTAAGAATAAGCCTTAGCTCCGTTGTTCTTATCAAACTTGTCAATCTTCTCCTCTAATAACATGGAAACAACTTCATGTTTGAGGTCTTCTATTCTATCAACATCTGTGTAATAGAACTTAAAAGTATGTATTATGTTCTCAGCTAGTTTATAGAAGGGGTAGTATATGTGTTCTGTAAAGATACTGTTTCTATAGTCCTGGTTATCTGATTCATTATATTTATTAATGTATTCTTCAGTCTCTGAAGTAAAGTAATTAGCTTTTGCTTTCTTTCTTGCCATAATTTTGTGGGAGCATATATCGATCTAATTCGTCTTGCACCTTTTTTAGTTGTATAAAAAAATAACCGACCTCATCATCTGACTTGAAAACCCCACGTTTGTCAAGATCATTTAGGTGCTTTTGTGAATCCCCTATTAAGTTTGATATATTCTGTAGATATGTTGTTTGATCAACGGTAACATCTTCATATTTCTCTACCTTACTTAACAAGTTAAAGACAATATACGATAATATTCCGGAAAAAACAACTAATACACTAATTATTACGTAAAGTGTGGTAGGATTTATGTTCATATTATATATTTTTTAATAGATTAGTTAAACCTGGAGAAGAATTTACTCTTTTACCTGTGGAAGCTTTAGTTTTTTTGACTGATGGTTTAGAACTTCCTCCATTTCTTTTCCACATATCGTATTCTACCTTGGAAGCTAAGAAGTCTGCTGTATGTAGAACTGAGATTAATGATGTTTTCTGTCTAGATGATTCAACATTACTGAAAAAGTAAGCTTCATTAGCTTTATCAAACACTCCATCGTGACATCTTATACCTAAAAACTCTTTTTGATCTACTTTAATACCGAACTTCTGTAAAATAAATAAAGATCTGTCTGGAATTAACATAAATTGAAGATCTGGGTTATAAGTATACATTTCTGAAAGTTTATCTTGTCTCCATTTATCAGTCTGAGGTATATAGTTTGGTTGATCTCCATCTCCTATCTTACCTAAATCATGGAAGAGAGCGGCGAATACTAATTGTTCTTCAGTATAATCTAAAGTACCTCCCATTTTCTCGTATAATCTAGACTGTTCTACAGCATATTGTACTACTCTATTAACATGATCTACATATCCACCAGCAAAAGCATTGTGATACCAAGTTTTACCACTAGCAGGTGCCATAACATAGGTATCTTCCATATGTTTTAACATTTCTTTACAAGCAATAGCACGTCCACCTAAATAGGTATCAATGATTTTTAAG